AAGAATCTGATGTTGTAGTAGATAGAGTCTCACTTGTTCCTTACATTAAGAATTTAATTATGGACTACTTAGACAAAGAACAAGATGTTGAAAAACTATCCAAACTATTAAAAATGATGGTAGGTAGAGAAATTAAAGCACGTGGTGGCAAGCGTTATACTATCACACGCGAAGATATCTCTCTAGCTTTAACAAAATAATGGATGAACTAGAGCGCATAAAGCAACTTGCAGGTGTAAACGAATATAAAGGTTACACTGAGTACACTCTAGAAAACATCAGTGACGCTGCTGCAAGCAATGTCAAGCAAATGAAATCAAAAAACATTAAGCCCGGCGATAAAGAATGGTTCGAACTATGGTTTGGCCTTCCAAAAATGACAGGTGAGAATATGCCACGTGGCCTTAGAGGGCGTAAAAAATGAGTTTAAGAACGTGGTGGCAAAGAGTTACTAGAGAAGAGTATGAACTAATTTTAACAGTAACTAAAGATGTTACAGTACATACTGATGGAACAAGAACTGAGTCTACTAAACAAGTTAAATACAAAGCAAAGAAGCTTGTAAAGCTAACTCCTAAGCACATTATATTTAAAGATTTAGATAACAATAGGAACGAACTTAAATTTTTAAAACCTATTGAGTATCATATAAAGAAGATTTGGTAATGCGATTTAAAGAAATTACAGAAGATGGAAGAATTGTAAAGGGAGTTAACACAACAGTAGATGTTGGTGTTAATCAAATACCAATTGAAGCTGCTAAATTAGGTAGTAAAGTAAGTATAGATGGTAGGCCGCCATTTCTAAAAACAAATGGTCTTGTTAGTGAAAACTTTGCTGACGGTAAAGTAAAAGGTAAAAGTAAACCTGGTCGTGTTAAAAAGTCCGGTGCTAGTTGTAAAGGCTCAGTAACTGACTTGCGTAAACGTGCTAAAGGTGCAAGTGGCGAAAAGCGTAAAATGTATCATTGGTGTGCTAACATGAAGGGTGGCAAGAAGTCGAAATGAGCATTTCGGATATTTTGCACAACAGGATTACAACTAAAACATTTGACAATATTCCTATAGAGCAGAGTAAGATAGATTATATCTTAGATTGTGCTATAACTGCGCCTAGTAAACAAAGTTTATATAATTATAAAATTGCTGTATTAGGTACTAGTCGTGCTGCTAAAGAAATAAAAACTTGGATGTTTCAAAGTGACACTTGGTGTGACGAAAAAGGCGAAAGACTAGGCACTAATGGCCGTAAAGTACTTAACGGCCAATATAATGCACCCTTAGTTTTAGTTTGGATGCAAAGAGAAAAACTTCGTTCAAAATATAATCCAACAGACCTAGTTGATATGATGGTAAGCTCTAGTGTTGCAATGCTAGCAGCAGAAGAACAAGGACTACAAACTGGTTTTGGACGTTGTCATAGTACTGATCTAGTTGCTGAAAAACTAGGGTATCCAGGACTTACTGCTGAAGTAGTTATAGGAGTTGGATATGGTACAGATCATGACGATGAAGAATTATCAGATTATGATCACGGACTTGAGGTTTATACTAAAAAAGGAAACGTGCTAGGTATTATGTCTAAAAACATACCAGCTAGCATGCAGGTTCGACATCGCAAACTCAAGCCGAGTATAAGCAAACTTATCCAACATTACTGATAAATATGTTTGTATATTATGAAAGGAGCGGGTGTATTACATGTTAATGAAAGAAATATTAGACGAAGAAGCAACCGCAGGAGGTACTTCAGCTGGATCAATTGCTACTGTTGCAAGTGTTCCAGGTGCTAAACGTAAAGTTAACAAAGGTGGCAAATACGGCGCCCCTAAAGCTCCACAAGCTACAAACGCAGATGGTACAGCTAAAAACGCATTAGATATGAAGGCCAACGTTATGGGTGGCAAGGCTATCAAACGATAAATACAAGTAATAGGAATTACGGGGATTCAAATGAGAAAACAAGAGATAGAAGAAGGCCTAGGCGAATTAGCAGACATTGCTGAACGCGATCACGAAGTACAAATGGCTCGTGCAGATCTTTACAAGTCAGCAAAATATTCAATCAAACTACACGAAATGCTTAAAGGTGTAAGTGAAGCTGAAGGGTTAGAAGGTTGGGTTCAATCAAAAATAACTAAAGCTTCTGAAATGCTTGGTTCTGTTTATCATCATTTAGACTACGAAGAAAGTGGATTAGCTGATGAAAGTATGGTAGTAGGCGAAGCAAAGGAAGAAATGTGTCCCGAAGCATGTTGCGGCAAGCCTGTAACAGAATGTAAGTGTGGTCCAGAATGTGAACATTGTGATTGTCATGCTAAGAACAAACTAAGTGAAGGCGATGGCATTTATCACGATTGTGCTAAAAAGTTTACACATAAAAAATATGGTGAGTGTACCGTTATCCCCGGCGAACACACTTTACTAGAAGACGGAACTGTTACACATTATGATGCTACTTTCTTAAAAGACGGTGAAATGTTTGCTGTAAGAAATGTATCTGTAGAAAGTATATTTGATGTACTTTCAGAGAAGCACGTACATGCTGCTAAGTCATACAAAAAGAAAAAAATAATAAAGAAGAACGAAACTAAAGAAAGACTGCAAACAGCATTAGAAGGCAAGCAGGAAAAGATGGATGTTACTGACGCTGACAAAAAAGGCGGCACACCTGCATACAAAAGAATGAAGGCAGGCGACAAACGTTACAACGATAAAACTACTAAAGACAAAAAAACTACTGAAGGAAAGTTCAAATCGTCTGCACAGCGTAAAGCAGTACATGCAGCTAAAGCATCAGGGAAAAAGAAATGAAAAGATCATTATTAGAATCAATGGGTCAACTTAGTGCATACGAAGGTATAGTAGCAGAAGATGAAAAAATGCCGTCCAAGGCACATATTACAAAAATGTGTAAAGACGGAAAAAGTACAGCAGAGATTTGTAAAATGCATCCAGATTGTGATCAAGCTGAATTAAAAGCAATGATCAAAGATTGTGCAGACGACACGGCAGTAAAAGAGAGCGATAAGTCTATTGGAGATATCAATGCTGATGCCGATATGACTGAAGCACAAAAGATTAGAGCAATGGGCGATAAGCTTGCTGCAATATTTGGTACTGCATAATGGATTTTGCAGCACTACAGCAAAAACTATTTGATATAGAACCAACTGATCGTGCAGAAGACTTACGTCAACTAGCTGGGTCTGCTGGCGGTATGCCGCAGGAAAGTGTACAAACTGACAATACCCTCCTACAGGAAAGTGTAGAAATTGCAGAAGGTACTATGCCGGTTGAAGGAAATTACAGTCTAAGTGACTTTGCAAAACTTGCTGGTGTACAACTTAAAGAAGCTAAAGGTGATACCTGGGCAAAAAGTCTTACTAGAAGAGTTGTCGGTGATGACGGAATAGCAGCAATGGATGCTGGAAAGAAAAACTATAATAAAATGGATCTTCTTAGTAAGAGTGCAGATGCAGCAATGGATGCTGGCGGCAAAGGAAGTAATGTACCTGTAGCAAAAACAGCTCCAGGTGATGAATGGAAATCACTATTAAAACAACATACTGCTAAACTACAAAAAATTGCAAAAAGCCCGCAACGTAGAGCTCAATTTGATAAGTTTATGGCTGGCATCTCTGAAGTTGAAGAAGCTAGATCAAGTGCCTCCGATCAAGCAGCTAAAGCAGGTGCTTATAATGGTGGCAAGAGCAGTAACAAAAAGGGTAATGCAAATTTATCTAGCAAACTAAAAGGCGATGCTCTACAAAAGCATAGAGACGCTAGTGTTGCAAAGATGGATGCTGAAGACGAAGCTGCTAAAAAAGCACAAAGAGATAGATTAAATACAGAAGGAGATGAAGCACTTACATTATCATTCCTATCTGCATCATTAAAAAATAAAATGAAACCAGTTAAGCGTAACCCAGTGGCATCTCATGCACAATCGAGCGGTTCCGGCACACATCAAGATCAACATAATAAAAACAAACCAGATCGTAAGCAAAAGCATAAGAAGCCAATACAAGCAGACGAATCTATTAAGTCCCAACTCTGGGCAGCATTAAACTCAAAATAATACTTGACATCCATGTAAAACTGTAGTATAATAGTTATTATTACATAAACACCTAATGGAGGAATTGTATGAGTGATCGCACCTATGGCGCTGAAGAGAAAGCCAAGCTTGAACGTTTAGTTAACGAAGGCGTTACAGTATTACAAGAAATTGAAGATTTAAGTGGAGGTCTAAAAGAAACTGTTAAAGCAGTTGCTGAAGAATTAGACATGAAGCCTAGTCTTATTAACAAAGCAATTAAAATTGCACAAAAAGGTGATTGGTCTAGAGTATATGACGAGTTTGACGATTTAGAAACACTTGTTACTACTGTAGGTAAAGATAAGTGAAGAAGAGGATCGTCGGATACTTTAAAGAAAGTTATCGCCTAAGTCCATTTGCTTTCTATTGCGAATTTCTAGAAACAATTTTTCTAGTTGGAGCTAGTGCGGTATTAACTTTTACAGTACTAGACCCTGCTACAGAAATTTTTATTCCTATGTACCTAGTAGGAAGTATGTTAGGATTAATTAGTACTGTTATCCGCAAAGCAGCATTTACAATTATATTGTGTAGCTGGTTTGTTGTTATGAACACAATCGCTTTAATACAATTATTTGTATTACAATGATATATATTATTATAGATTCGCTCACTAAAGAGCAAGCAAGGTTAGCGTTGGCCGAAAGCAACGAGGAGGCATTAATTTGAGTTACGTAGACGCATTCTTTGATCGCGACGCTGATATTATCAGAGCAGTTGAACGCAGAGATGGTAAAAGGCATTTTACCGAATATCAAGCAAAATATACATTTTACTATAAAGATCACAAAGGCAAATATAGAAGTATCTATGACGATCCTCTGAGTCGTATTGTGTGTAAAAGTACTAAAGACTTCCGTAAAGAAGTTGCTATTAACAGAGACAAGACCCTGTTTGAAAGCGATATTAATCCTATCTTCCAATGTTTAAGTGAAAACTATCTTAACCAAGATGCTCCTAAACTAAACATTGCATTTTTTGACATTGAGACTGACTTCGATCCAGAGCGAGGCTTTGCTGATCCAAGTGATCCGTTTATGCCTATTACAAGTATTAGTGTATACTTACAGTGGCTTGACACAATGGTTTGTATTGCTGTTCCTCCTAAGACACTTACTATGGAACAAGCAAGAGCAGAACTTGAAGGCATTGATAATGTAATGTTGTTTGAAAAAGAAGGTGATATGATTGATACCTTCTTAACATTAATTGAAGATAGTGATATCCTATCAGGCTGGAACAGTGAAGGGTATGATATTCCTTATACTGTAAACAGGACTGCTAGAGTACTAAGCAAAGACGACACACGTAGATTCTGCTTGTGGGGACAATTACCTAAGGTACGCGAGTATGAAAAGTTTGGCAAAGTAAGTAAGACGTTTGACTTAGTTGGGCGTGTACACTTGGATAGTTTGAACTTGTATCGTAAGTACACTTATGAAGAGCGTCACACATATCGACTAGATGCTATTGGTGAAGTTGAAGTAGGTGAGAACAAAGTTCCGTATGAAGGAACACTTGATGCACTTTACAACAACGACTTTCGCAAGTTTATTGAATATAATATTCAGGATACTGCACTACTTGACAAGTTGGATAAGAAGCTTCGCTTTATTGATCTAAGCAACGAACTAGCACATAGTAACACAGTACTTCTACAAACAACAATGGGTGCTGTAGCGGTTACAGAGCAAGCTATTGTTAACGAAGCACACCATAGAGGCTTCCAAGTTCCTAATAGACAAAAGCGTGATGACGAAGCTACACAAGCTGCTGGTGCGTATGTTGCATATCCTAAGAAAGGATTGCATAAATGGATATGTTCAATGGATTTAAATTCACTATATCCTTCAGTGATTCGTGCATTGAATATGGACCCTGCTACTGTTGTAGGACAAATACGCCCAGAGATTAGCGATGCTCGAGTACATGAAGACATGTTCTTAAAGAAGAAAAGCTTTGCAGGTAGTTGGGAAGGACGATTTGCTACAGAAGAATACGAAGCAGTTATGGAGCAACGCAAAGACGTTCCGCTTACTATTGACTTTGAAAACGGCGAATCAAAAGTAATGAGTGGTGCAGAGATTAACAAATTAATCTTTGACAGTAACCGTCCTTGGATGCTTAGTAGTAACGGCACGATCTTTACAACAGAACATGAAGGTGTTATTCCAGGACTACTAAAGCGTTGGTATAGTGAACGTAAAGAACTACAAGCACATCTCAAGAAAGCTAAAGATGCTGGCAATGCTATTGAAACTGAATACTGGGATAAACGACAGCTAGTTAAGAAAATTAACTTGAACAGTTTGTATGGTGCTATTCTTAATCCAGGGTGTAGGTTCTTTGATAAACGTATTGGACAAAGTACAACACTAAGTGGCAGAACTATTGTTAAGCATATGAGTGCAGAAGCTAATAAAACTATTACTGGCAAGTATGATCATGTAGGCGAAGCAATGATTTATGGTGATACTGACTCTTGTTACTTTAGTGCATATCCTATGCTTAAAGATGATATTGAATCAGGCAAGATTCCTTGGAGTACAGAAACTGCTATTAAACTTTATGACCAAGTTAGTGAAGCTGTAGATAGTACGTTTACAAAGTTTATGGCGCAAGCGTTTCACTGCCCAGCAAGTCGTGCAGATGTTATTGCAGCTGGACGTGAGATTGTTGCAAAGTCAGGGTTGTATATTACTAAGAAGCGTTATGCTGCATTAGTTGTAGACAATGAAGGCTTTAGGACAGACATTGACGGTAAGGAAGGCAAAGTAAAAGCTATGGGCTTAGACTTACGTAGATCAGATACTCCTGTGTTTATGCAAGAGTTTCTAAGTGAACTACTGCTAATGGTGCTTACAGATGCTCCGCGTGATGATGTACTAGAACGTATTACTGTATTCCGTAAGGAGTTTAGTGAACGACCTGGTTGGGAGAAAGGTAGTCCAAAACGTGCAAACAAAGTTGGGCATTACCGCAAACTAGAAGAAAAGCAAGGTAAAGCAAACATGCCCGGTCATGTAAGGGCAAGCATTAATTGGAATACACTAAAGCGGATGAATAGCGACAAATACTCTGAAGAGATTGTTGACGGTATGAAAGTTATTGTTTGTAAACTTAAACCTAATCCACTTGGATACACAAGTGTTGCGTATCCTACAGATGAACTTAAAATACCAGAATGGTTTAAAGAACTTCCGTTTGACGATGCAGCAATGGCAGAGACTATTATTGATAATAAGTTAGACAACTTAATTGGTGTGCTTAACTACCCATTAGAGGATACTAAGCGTCATAACACATTTACTAGTTTGTTTGACTTCGGAGACTAATATGAAGATTAAACTAGAGATAGAAATTGATACAGAGAACGAACAGGACCTAAATACTATTGAAGAGCTTATAGAAAAGCTTAGAGAGTTAAAGGAGATCATTGGATGAGAGTTACAGTCCAGGATATCGGCGGCACTATTGCTAAGGAAGATGAACGATATACAGTAGTAGATAATACTACTCTTAATGGACTAGTAGTTAGTTCAACACGTTTACACAAGCACCAAAGTACATCTGGTCATTCACATGCCGGTCAGGAAGAAGTTTATCACTTTATTACTGGTTGGGGTAAAATGGAACTAGATGATGAAACATATGATATCCGGGCTGGTGATATGGTTTTAATCCCAGATGGTGCGTATCATCGTGTACATGCGTCAGGTCAAGGTATGTACTTTGTATGTGTGTTTGATGGTAAGAGGAATCACAAATGAAAGTAGGATTTACATGCAGTACATTTGATTTATTACATGCAGGGCATGTAATAATGTTGCGTGAAGCTAGAGAGCAATGCGACTATTTACTAGTAGGATTACAAGTTGATCCTAGTCAAGATCGTAAAGACAAGAACGCTCCTATACAAACAATTGTTGAACGTTATACACAACTTAAAGCAGTTGGGTATGTTGACGAAATTATTCCTTATGGTACAGAGGAAGACCTAGAAGATATTTTACAAATGTATCCAATCAATGTTCGCATACTAGGCGAAGAATACAGAGATAAAGATTTCACAGGTAAAGATATATGTCGTAGTAGAGATATTGATTTACATTTTAATAAGCGTGATCACAGATTCAGTACAAGTGGTTTACGTTCACGAGTTACTGACACGGAGAAAAAATGACCGAATATGAAGAACGCGAAAAGCACATGGCAGAATCACAAGCAAAAATTGACGAGTGGTTAGCTAAAGGTAATGAAATTACTGTTTATCCGTATGGTGCTAGATCTGAAGAAGTAAATTATACTAGCGGTATGTATGCTAAGAAAAAGAAAGTACTTACACCTGAACAAGTAAAAGCAAAAGAAACGTTAGACGCTAAAAATGCTGCGGCAGTAAAAAAAGCGTTAGATAAAGCGGCGGCATTATTAGATGAAAAAAATAGAAAATAAATTTATTTTTGACGTAGACGGAACGTTAACAGCTAGTAGACAGTTAATAGATCCTGTGTTTGCAGAGTGGTTTAAAAACTTCTGTGTTGTTAACGAAGTTTATCTTGTTACAGGTAGTGACCGTCCTAAGACTATTGAACAAATAGGCGAATCAATTTATAATGCTTGCAAACGAGTTTACAATTGTAACGGCAATGATGTTTGGGAAAAGGATGTAAATGTTAAATCTAATGATTGGACATTACCCGAAGATGCTTGTGAATGGTTAACTAAGCAACTAGTCGAGAGTAATTTTAGTGTTAGAACAGGATTGCATTTTGAACATCGCCCCGGTATGGTGAACTTTAGTGTAGTTGGGCGTAATGCTGGCTCTGCAGATAGGGCAAAGTATGTAGCATATGAAGAATGGAATGGCGAACGCAATCTTATAGCTAAACAATTTAACATCCGGTTTCCAGGTATTAAAGCTACAGTTGGCGGCGACACAGGTATTGATATATCTCCTGTAGGTACTGACAAAGCACAAATTATAACAGACTTCGGACCAGGAGATAAGACATACTTTTTTGGTGACAGAATGGATCCAGAAGGAAATGATTATCCTCTTGCTCAAGTAGTGTCTGTAGCTAAAGCAGTTACAGGATGGCAACAAACGCAAGAATATCTATCTTACTTTCAAGAAGCAAGGATAGCAGAATGATAGCTGTACAGAAAATATTACTAACTGGCTATAAAGGGTTTATTGGTAGTAAATTGTACAAGGTATTATCAGGAGTCGACGTAACTGGTATTGACTTAGTAGACGGTAACGACTTACTTACATGTGAATTTCCAAATACTAAGTTTGATTTAATTATACACTTAGCAGGGCGTTCAGGAGTGCGTGAAAGCATTAATGATCCAGCTGCATATTGGATGAATAACGTAGAAGCAAGTCGTAGACTATTTGAACGTTATAAAGACACACGTATAATGTATGCGAGCAGTTCGAGTGCTTACGAGCCCGATTTGAACCCTTATGCGGCGTCTAAGTATGTGTTAGAAGAACTTGCAGAACGATATCCTAATACATTAGGTATGCGATTTCATACTGTATGGAGTGAAACACCAAGGAAGGGTATGTTCTTAGACCAACTACTTAATGATAAGTTAACATACGCAACTACACATTATAGAGATTTTATACATATTAATGATATATGTGATGCTGTAACACTACTAATTAATAAACCCCATATTAATGGAGTGATAGATATTGGAACTGGAATTCCTACTAGGATCCGTGACTTAGCACCTAACGCTCCCATCCGTCTAAATACCCCAAGTGAAAGGACATTTACATGTGCTAATACAGAAAAGATGAAGGCTTTAGGATTTAAACCTAAATATAATATAGAAAACTTCTTGACAAAGCCTGAAAAAGGTAGTATACTTAATATAACTAATGGAGAACCAGCATGAAAGATATTTTACAAGACGTTGTTGCAAAAACCCACGCACTAGGCTTTTTAAGCTTAGTAAAAATTACAAGTGAAAATGAAGCAACAACAATCGAAAGTATGGCAGAAGATCGTTCTGTAATACTTTCTTCAGAAACGCATACAGCAGTTCCTGAATTTAAAGGCACGTTTGGTATGCCTAATTTAGATAAGCTAGCACTGCACTTAAAGAATCCTGAGTATCAGAAAGATGCAAAGATTGCAGTAGTCGAAGCAGAGCGTAACGGAGAAGTTATTCCTACGCACATTCACTTTGAGAACACAAGTGGTGACTTTGAAAATGATTATCGCTTTATGAACAAGCAAATTATTGAAGAAAAACTTAAAAGTGTTAAGTTTAAAGGTGCATCATGGAATGTAACTTTCCAGCCAAGCATGGCAAGTATCGGACGTATGAAATTGCAAAGTGCAGCACATTCCGAAGAGCCGACATTTAATGTGTCAACTAAAGATGGCGACTTAGTGTTTAGCTTTGGCGATGCAAGTACACACGCAGGTAACTTTGTATTCGAAGCAGGCGTTGAAGGTACTCTTGCACATAGTTGGAGTTGGCCTGTAGCACAAGTGCAAAGTATTTTAAACTTAGATGGCGATCTTACAATGAGCATTAGTGATCAAGGTGCTATGCAAATTAGTGTTGACAGTGGGTTAGCAAAATACGATTATATTCTTCCAGCACAGAGCAAATAATGAATAAAGATTTAACTACGGCACAACAAGACTATGCACATTTCTTACCTGCGCTAAGTGGCTTCTATGCTACTTACGTAGGCAAGCAACGTCATCCTGATCCTATTAAAGGGCCGTATGTTCCTGCTAATCGTATACCAAATAACTTTGCTAATGGTATTGAAAGTCTTAACTATCTTAATGCTAAAGAAGGAGCGTTCCAATACAAGTGGACGCTCTACTCTGCAGGACATGCTGACTTAGATACAACTAAGTTTGTAGCTAAAGAAGATATGGTACGAAACAGAGATACAGAAAATACTTGGTTACTTGGCGATAGTGGCGGCTTCCAAATTGGTAAAGGTGTGTGGGAAGGCGACTGGAAAGATCCTAATTGCCCTAAAGCACAAAAGAAACGTGACGGTGTGTTACGTTGGATGGATGCATACATGGACTACGGTATGATCCTTGATATTCCGGCTTGGGTTGCACGTTCACCTGCAGGTGCTAAAGCTACTGGAATTAGTACATACCAAGAAGCAGTTGCGGCTACACGTATTAACAATGACTATTGGATGAAACATAGAACAGGTGCTTGTAAGTTCTTAAACGTATTACAAGGCGAAAACTTTGCTGATGCAGACGACTGGTATGAGCAAATGAAAGACTATTGTGATCCAGTTAAATATCCTGACAATCACTTTAATGGGTGGTCAATGGGTGGTCAGAATATGTGCGATGTTGAACTTGTTCTTAAACGTATTGTTACATTACATTATGACAACCTACTACAAAGCGGTGTACACGATGTAATGCACTTCTTAGGTACAAGTAAACTAGAGTGGGCTTGCTTGCTAACAGACGTACAACGTGCTATACGCAAGCACTACAATCCTACTATGATGCTTACATTTGATTGTGCTAGTCCGTTCTTAGCAACTGCTAACGGGCAAGTATATACTTCCGTTGAAACTCCGGAGAAAGGCAAGTGGACCTATAGAATGGTGCCTAGTGTGGATGAGCTAAAGTATGCATCAGACACTAGAACATTTAAAGATGCTACACTACAAGACGGTATCTTTAAAAACTTCGAAGATAGTCCACTAACTGACGGATTGTTAGTTAACGATATCTGCACTTATGCAGTTGGTGATGTTAATAAAATTGGTACTATCAAAGTACTCAAAGGCGGCGTTGACTTAGACAAAGCTGGCAATCCTTTACTAGATGATGATGGTAACACAACTGTACGCGGCAGAGACTCAACTAGCTGGGATAGCTTTAGTTATGCTATCCAGATGGGTCATAACGTATGGACTCATGTAAACGCTGTACAAGAAGCTAATAGACAGTATGATGCAGGCGTTATTCCTAAAATGTTACTTGGTAATAAATTTCAAGTACAAACAATACGTGACTTAATTAATGAAGTGTTTGAACAACCTACTAAAGAACTATCGTTAGCTAAAATTATAGAGTATCGTTCATATTGGATGCAAGTTCCAGGTACACGCGGAGCGATTGGTAAAAAGACAATATCAGCGAAGCCAAAGTTTAATGAGCTATTTGCTACAGATGATGTTGTTGTTGAAGAAGAACTAGAACTTAATGAAGAAAAGTTAGAGGCGCTAGCAGATGAGCAACTTCACAGCGAAGCATGAAAAACATGCAGTTTACCTACAAGAACTTTATAAGAAGCATAGAGAATTAGATAACGAAATAAAAGAAGGCCATAATGCTCGAATGCCCGATCAAGAACTTATTATGCTAAAAACTAAAAAGCTTTGGTTTAAAGACGAAATACATCGAGTTGAAAAGAACTTAATAAAATTAGGACCTATATCATGAAAAGAGAATATACAACAGGTACAGCAGATGATGTTGTATTTTTTAAAGGCACTGAAGTTGAAAAGACTCCTGCATTTGGAATGGAAACATTGTTTGTAACAGGCATTCAAGAAATTGAAACTATCCAAGAACATGCACATGGTATTAGCCATATCTTTTTTGGAGCTAATCATAGTTATAATCCTGTCACTAGTGACGAGTTTGAAGAGTGGGATTTAATGATCCGAACGTTTTTAGATAAAGGTATTTTATGTAGTTTAGATATTCCAAGTACTATTAATTTAGATTGGTTCTTAGAAGGTGGACTAATTGAAACTAATAACTTTATTCCACAACTACGTGTAGTAATTCCTTACATTAAACAGTGGCCTTACAATACAATGGTTAAAATTGACGACAAAGGATTTAATCGATCTAATCCAGGTGTTTGGTGTCATAGCTTACACGACTTAATGGATAGAAATAAATTTACAGATTGGACCAAATATGGACTTGACAAGCCCGTTAAATGATGTTATACTTAACGAACAAAGAGAATCTTATTACGACTACATGGGTCGTAGAATGCGAGAGGAAAATACAAAAATGCAAGAACTAAATAAAGCACAACGAAGTATATGGGTTACATTCTCAAAGGAAGGTGTTCATTGTTATCCAGCCGCAATAGACGACCCGAAACTAGCAACAGGAGAGTGGGATGATGTTTCGTTTCTTGGTCATCCTCATCGTCATATATTCCACTTCAGGGTGCGTATCGAGGTGTTCCACGATGATAGAGACATCGAGTTCATCCAGTTCAAACGCTGGCTTGGAAGACTTTATGAACAGGTTGAGAGCTCGAGCGAAGTGCTCGTTCTAAATCACAAGTCATGTGAAATGATTGCTGATGAATTATATACAGAAATTTCAAATCGACATCCCGGCCGTTTTGTCGAAATTGAAGTAAGTGAAGATAAAGAAAACGGCTGCTTAATTTATTACCCAAATAGTTAATGACAAAAGGAAGAATTATACTATGTCTATTAAAAACCCGGTCGTGTCAAAGATCTTTAACGACCTCGATTCATATCGCGACTATTGTCGCTTTGAAGGGAAAAAGTTTGACGAAAGGGCTCTTTACAAAAAGAGCGATCCAAATTGGCAAGCTTATGAAAAGTATAGGGGTTGGCTTCGAGCAAAAGCTAACGGTTTTAACAAAAGGAAATAACTAATGACTATTTACATTGTAGACATAGAAGCAGTTGACACACGTTATACTGCTCAATGGAAAGAATATCTTCCAACGCAACTGCAACATGCTACAAAAGAAGATGTAAAAGTTATTAGTGGTGGAGATACTCCACAAGCAACAACACCTGGTGCCTTCCTTAACTTTGGTGGCACCAATGTTTACAAATCAAAACAACTTGAGCAAATTGGAGAAATGTTTTGTAATGGTTCCGTTAAAGACGGTGACTATTTTCTCTACACCGATGCGTGGAATCCCACTGTTATTCAACTGCGCTACATGGCAGAACTACTAGGGGTTGACATTTATATTGGTGGTATGTGGCATGCAGGAAGTTATGATCCGCAAGACTTTCTAGGACGACTTATAGGTGACAAACCTTGGGTTAGGAAAGCTGAAGCTAGTATGTACGAGTGTTACGATCATAACTTTTTTGCTACTAACTTTCATATACAAATGTTTGAAGATGCATTTGGACAAGAAGGATTAGACTTTGAACGTAAAAGTATTCGAGTTGGCTGGCCAATGGAATACTTACTTAACTCTTTAGAGCAGTATCGACATATGGAAAAGCGTGATGTTATACTTTTCCCACATAGGATTGCTCCTGAAAAACAAATTGATATATTTCATGATCTTAAACAAGCACTTCCGCAATATGACTTTGTTGTTTGTCAAGAGCAACAACTTAGTAAAAATGAATACCATAATTTATTAGGTGAAGCTAAAATGGTGTTTAGTGCTAACTTGCAAGAAACACTTGGAATTAGTTGGTACGAAGGTGCAGTAGTTGATGCTATTCCTATGATGCCTGATAGACTAAGCTATAGTGAAATGGCTCTAACTGAGTTTAAATATCCAAGTGATTGGACTAAAGATTATCAAACATATCTAATACATAAACAGGAAGTAATAGACAGGATTGTTGAATACATGGAAAATTATGATGATTACCTTCCTGCATTACAAAAACAAACTAATAAACTAAAGACAAAGTTTTTTAGCGGCAAGGAACTTTACGAGGAGATTAAAGGTGAATGAAGAAAATTTGACGTTAGATATGTTTAACAACAAAGCTCAGAAAGCAATTGATAGTGAACGTACTATTACAATTGATACTGGATCAGAATACTCTAATAATATTACAATGAATAGTAGTAATGTATATACACAAGCAAGGAATAGTATGATTAGTTCTCATGCAGTAGATACTTTAACTATTGGCAATTCAACAGCTACAACTTATACAATTAGTGATACTAATGCAACAGGCTATGGTTGGGCTGACTCTGATGGCAGTATTGTTATTAACACACACGCCCCAGTTGACTTTACAGACTGTTTACCTGACTTTAGTAAAATTCAAGCAATGTGTGCAGAGTATCCTGGGTTAGATAAAGCATTTGATAATTTTAAAATGACTTACAAAATGGTACACCAAGATTGGCTAGGGAAGAAGAGAAAGAAATGACTAAAAAACATTATTATAGTTGGCAAGATGTAGAACGTATGTGTATGGAGATCGTAACTGATATGTACACTAGTGGTTATAAGCCTGATTATATTGTTGGTATTACTAGAGGCGGCAATGTGCCTGCTACTATTATTAGTAACATGACTGGTATTCCATGCGAAGCACTTAAAGTAAGTTTGCGTGATGATAACCAAGAAAGCGAAAGCAATCTTTGGATGTCTGAGCAAGCGTTTGGCTACAACTTAACCGGTGTTACAGGTATAACTGGTTCACGTTGGGATATAGGCCTACGTAAAAAAATTCTTGTTATAGATGATATTAATGATACTGGTGCTACATTTAATTGGATTAAAGAGAATTGGGAATCAAATTGTTTGCCAGACGAAGAAAGCTGGAATACCGTTTGGGGAGAAACAGTAAAGTTTGCAGTACTTACTGAAAATCTTGCTAGCAACTTCCACCTAACTAATTTTTATGCACACGAAATTAATAAAGCCGAAGAAGATGTTTGGCTTGTATATCCGTGGGAACAAGTAGGGAAATACGATTAATGTGGTTTTTAGTTTGGACGGCTATTGCATCTACTGGTGAAATACAAGGTATGTCACTAGGGCGTTTTGATTCATATGACGAATGCATGATAGAATTACACAGTGCTGAAATTGCTGTTAACTTACCTAACGAAACACTAAGCTGTTTGGAGAGCATACATGTTACCTGATACACTATTCAACGCACAAGTAGAAAATAGAGCACCGTGGGACAATGTTGAGTTTGATACTCGCGACTTTGTTGTATTTAAAGATGCGTACCCTGTTACAGAAGGACATACTCTTATTGTACCGCGGGAAGCAACACAAGAAAATATCATGAAATGTTTTAACTTTGCTATTAGTATGGGACATGATAATGTAGCTAGTGATAACAATAATATTACTGGATATAATATAGGAATTAATATGGGCGAAAGTGCGGGGCAAACAGTAATGTATCCGCATGTTCATTTAATATTTCGCCGGGATGGCGATATAGAAGATCCTCGAGGTGGAGTAAGACATGTTATTCCTTCAAAAGGCAACTACCGCAAGGACGATGAAAACTTAATCAATCATCAAGCTTATGCTGAACAAGAATTACG